AACATAGCATATGATTTACCACCACCTGCAGCTCCACCATACAATACATCTTTCTCACCAGCAGCAAGGAAGTCTGTTTGTGGACCTTCGTTAGCGTGAAATAATACGTTATGATTGTCTAACTGTTCTTTAACAGCTTGAGGAAGAGTGTCTAAGTCTTCAGGACTAACTACTCCTTCTTTAGTATTATCTAATTTTTGAAGAGTATCTTTTTGTTTTTTAAAAGATTTCTTAGCATTCTGTAGCTTCTCTTCAAGTTTCTGAATGTTTTTTTGTTTACGAGTAATTGTTTTACGGGCTACAGCTTCTGCATCCTTTTTAGGTCTACCACCTTTCTTACGTGGTGTACCATCTTTATTCTTTACAAAATTGCCTTCGCTATCTTGTACGTAAAGATGAGGATTAACTTCCCAGTCTTTCGCTTCGTAATCCATATTTTTTATCTACGTGTTTCTTTAATCCGGGACTAGAAATTCTTCTACCTGTTTTATATTCTAACCAATCACATGCAGCTTGTAATGATACTTCTTCGTTCACTACCATATTCTCAGCTACTTGTAGTGCATCTAGTTCTTCTTCTACAGGTTTTAAATAAGTACTTGATTCATCTACTAACTCGTAACCAAATGGTATTGTTGATGAGGTACGTCTAATATATTCATTTGTCATGCTGTTCTCTACGTCTAAGTTCATTTTGAATTTTTTGTTTTAACTTAGGTTTTAAATGTTGAGACTCTAATTCCTTTAATAAATCGTCTTTACTTGTATTCTTAATATAGTAATGCTCTACTGTATTTACTCCAGTTTTCCTGTCGTGCTTTTTAACTGAAGGTTTAAATTTAATTGGCATTTACTTTTTTTGTGTTGTATTCTTCTTCTTTGTCTTTGTTGATTTTGTAGTTGTTTTTTGAACCTTTGCTTCATTATTAATAAACTTCCTTACAATTTTATTAATTCTAGTTTGTTTCATAAATTTGTGAAAATGCTGGACCTTCTGAGAACACCACGTTTTACACACTTTAAGTTTCTCAGAAAGCCTCTTACGCACACTTAGAAAGCAATCAGCCACTAAGTTAATCTTTTGTTTTATCATTTTTATCTCCCGATTTTTTACCAAAAATCTTATCGAAATTATCTCTATACTGTTGAGTATACACTCCGGGTCTAGGATTTGCTCCTTTACCACCATCACTTTTACCATAAATACTTTTTCTAAAAGTAAAAGGTTTATCGTCTGTGCCTATTTGTTTACTCATCTGTATAATAATTATGTTGTCGTCTTGCAAGTTTTTGTTCCCAATCTTCTATAGCTTTAGAAATACTATCTTCTGCTAACACACTACAATGTAGTTTGATTGGTGGTAACTCTAAAGCTTCTGCAATATCTTTATCTTTGATAAGCTTTGCTTCTTCTATAGTTTTACCTTTTAACATATCCACGAATAGAGTTGAGGATGCAATAGCACTTCCACAACCGTAAGTTTTAAACTTAACATCTTCTATAACGTCTTCGTTTAGTTTAAGTTGTAACTTCATAACATCTCCACATGCAGGTGCTCCTGTCATGCCTGTAGCAACGTTAGGGTCTTTAGGGTCAAACCTTCCAACAGCATGTGCTTCTGGATTGTTTAAAACACTTTCAAACCTATCTACTACTTTTTGAGAGTATGCCATCTACCACTTCACCTTGTCAGCCCAATAAGCTGCTGACATTTTACCTCGTTTAATGTTCTTCGCATGACGAGCTTTAAAAGATTTGCGTTTTGCTTTCATACGAGCAGATTCACCTGACTTAGGTTTACCTGCAGTCTTAGCTCCTTTCTGACCAAACCTAATGGTTTTAACTTTATCTCCCTCTTTAGCTACGACAATGTGCGATTTAGTTTTGTGATTCGGAGTACGCTTGGGTTTGTTATAACCACTAACTCCTGCTCGTTCTAATCTTGAATCTTTTTTCTTTGCCATTATCTTTTCTTTCCTTTGTGTAAACCATGTTTAGCATGTTGTTTACCTTTTTTAGTAGCTGCTCTTTTCTTTTTATTAGCTGCTGCAAGTTTTTTACGACCTGCTGCAGTAGACTTTAACTTCTTTATAGTCTTTGCAGGTGCATAAACTTCTCCAGTTTCTGAAGATTTCTTACCACTTGCAGTTGTCCATTTCTGTTTAGTCCACTTCTTTAAAGACTTTTGAGATTTTTTAAGTGCCATTACTTGTAACCTCCACCGGCAGCCTTGTACTGTTTAGCTAACATCTGAGCTTTACGAGCACTCCATTGTCCGGACTTACCACCTTTACTACCAGCTTTTATCTTATTAAAAAGTCTTTTACGCATAGTAGGCTTAGTATAGTTACCTGCTTTATTTACGGTTGACTTCTTTTTAGTTGTTGTTTTCTTTGGCATATTAGTGTATAGTCTCCTCAAAAGAAAGCTCAGTATAGTGAGAATTACCAGAGTTATCAACTACTATTGTATCTAACTCACCAACTAGCTCTAATCCATTCTGTTCTGCAGCTATGGCTGCTGTATCCATGTTTTCAGCAATAATGTTAGGACCGGCATATGTTTTACCATGCATAGTTAATTCAGTTAAAAATACTTTCATGTTATTTATTCTTCAACTATATCTTCGTACACACCATCAGAAGTCTCTTTTAACTCTACAGTATGTTTCTCTGGTAATATAAATATACCTCCACTAACATTATGGTCTACTTGCACCTTATCTGTCTTAACCACACCGGCTCTATCCAGTATAGTTTGTGCAGCTTGTAACTTATAGTTAGCTTGAGGCACAGGTCTATCTGAATTGAGGACTTCAATTAACTTAAAAGCTGCAGTAGGGGCTTCCCTTGCAAGTACGTCTGAGGCTAAATCCACTACTTCATGTTTAAGTGATTTTAAGATTTGATAGTGATTTCTTTGGTATCCTGCAAGTTCGGCTGACTTTTTAAAATCGCCCCGTGTTTCCACGAGGTTATCTAGAAACGATTGCTGCTTCTCCGTTAAGTTTCTTTTCTTTTCCGGTAAGTAAGACATGCCTATTATTATATACGCCATTTACCAGTTTGTCAAGCTTTATATTGCTTTTTAAAATTAATTTCGATAGTACTTGACAAAAAGTGTTTTCATATGTATAATGAGTGTAACGATACCCCCCGTTACATACCAGTAGAATACCCAACAAAAACTACTTTACAAGCTTGTCAAAAAACATATACAGATTATCAAGATTGTAGAGTTTGTAGTGTTAAGCCGGGCAACTGGTTAACGTCTGAAACTGGGTAGAAATGTGTAACCACTATATATATACCCACCCACCCCCCGTGGCACACCTGCCCTCCCCTGTAAAGCCCGTAGCTACAGCGTTTAAACTGTACACACTTGCAAAGCGTGGCAAGATTTAAGGGCTACTTGTCAAGCTGTACAAAATTTATACAGTTGCAGAGCTGTACAAAATTTATACAGTTGTAAAACTTGCAAAGCTGGTTAATGCGTTTGGCAAGTTGTACAAAATTTGTACAGTTTATATTCAAAACTTTACAACGTGCAAAGCTTCACAAAACCACCCCTAAAAATAAATTAAAGTTTTTTCATTTTGGGGGTTGTGTTTAAACTCAATCTGTGAAATAATTCTCTTATGTTTAACAATAATCAAAAGGAGAATATAAACATGAGTAATATTAAATATAGAGAAGAGTGGCTTAACAAAGTAGCCGAAGAGTTGGACAAGGTGGCGTTTAAACCTAACGGGCATAAATTACCACCAGTCAAAATATCTTGCAGTTGGGCATTAGGAAACAGAGCAAAGAATAAAAAGACTTTAGGGCAATGTTTCCCGACAAGTTGGAGTGATGGCAAAGTGAATGAGATTATACTTGTTCCTACTGTTCAAGATAGTTTTGAAATTGCCGACACTTTAGCCCATGAGTTGGCTCATGCTGTTGATGATTGCAAAAGTGGACACGGAAAAGGGTTCAAGGATATTTGTCTAGCTGTTGGATTAGATGGCAATACTCAGATGAGATATGCCGAAGCAGGGGAAAAGTTAGGAGAACAAATAAAAGCAATCATTAAAAAGGTTGGAGAATATCCCCACGATAAAATGACGATAACCGACAGAAAGAAACAGAGTACAAGAAATTTAAAAGTTGAATGTTCATACTGTGGGTTTGGTTGGAGAGCATCTAAAACCATGATTGAAAGAATGAATAACTGGACTTGCAACGATTGTGGAAGTGATACGCTAGAGATTGTTTAAACTCTCTCT